TTGTTGTACATAATATCGTATCGTGATTGTAGGTCCGATACTAGATTATCCAACTCATCAAGAGTTGTAAATGTACAAAATAACTTGTTATTCAAATCTATACTGTTTTGGGGTGAGTGTATGTCTGACCCATAAATATAGTCATATTTAGGTAAAGTCGTAAGTACTTCCATTTTTTTCTTTAATTTGTAACTTTAATTCTTCAAAAACTTGTTTTATTTGTTCCAATACGGGCAATTCGCTCTCATCAACGTCAAATAAGAATGAATCGTACGTATATAGTACGAGTTTGGTATTCCTACCTTTCAATAGCTTGAATATACGAAATAATATCTCAATATTCACGCTCGTCTCCATATTTTGCAAAACATAGTTAAAGAGCTTTTGTGGGTTCATGTTCTCTAGTTCCCATTCACGATATTGATAACCGGAGATAGGGCATTCTATCCAACCGTTTTCCTCGTATGCTACCCACATCTCATCTATATATACTTGGATTTTCCTAAAGAACTCCAGGTCCTTATATTGGTCAAATACTCCCCCGTATAGTTGTTTAAAAGTTAACTCTTTTGCCTTGTTGTAATCAACGCCATACATGCTTGCAAAAGCCTTATGTATATCATCATCACCAAAATTATAGTCGACAAGCATCCCGCTAAGAGTAGGATGATAGGCGCTAATATCATATTCCACAAACACATCATTACGAGGAATAAAGCTTTTCCTACAACCGTTCTCTTTTGGGAGAGCCGCATAGTTGATACCATCAAACTTGTTGGAAGGCCTTGTAGTAAGGGTATTAAGATTGTAAGAAGTAAATACAAACTCGTCCTGCGGATCCCTCTCGAAATGTTTTTTGAATTCATTTTTATTAATTTTTATACCATTACGCTCAATTGCGTTAAATACTAGTGTAGCTTTGTCATTATAGAACGGGTTTACCGCGATTTCAACGCGGTGCTCTAAATCATCATATACTTGCTCGCAAACCTCATAATGTTTAGTAATTGGCACGAGTTGATTAACCGTCAATAGATCCGGAAATCTCCTATATAATGTAGTATGTGCTGTTGTTTGAGGTAGTATATACGGAGGAGATCCTAATGTTATATCTACAAGTTGCTTTAAAATCGTATAATGTAAGAATTCTTTCTTATCCCTTACATATATCTTCTTTAACCCTTTTAAATACAAATAAACCTCATCCTCAAATAAGTTTTCGCATTCGGGATGAGAAATAGGTAGAATGTATCCCTTATGACCTAAAGTAGGTCTTACATAAAAAGCACAAATGGAGTTTTGTGTAGGGTGTTGATAAGGATTATTTGGGATAATCTCTACAAACGCTTCTTTAAAACCACTATTTTGTAACTTTTCAAATTGTTCTTTATTCTCTATTAACCAAAACATTTATTTAAATATACAACCTATTTTTTAATATATCACTCTTTATAGTATTGAAGATAATTATAATCTAAATAAGCTCCAAGTCCTATAATCCTGTTTTTTTGTTCTACTAATTCAATAGAATTTTTATTAGCACGAGCTACTTCTTCTTTAGTTCCTTGTAACCTCCAGAACAAACTTAACGTAGTATAAATTTCCCAGTATATGTTATTAACTCGATCATTTAAATTATTATAAGTTTCTTTTGAGATTTCTATATAAACTGGTCCACTAATATTTTTGGCGAAATACCTTTGGAATGATCCTACTCTATAATCATCGTCTGTTGGGTGTGGGTGAGATGTAATAGGTAAGTATCGATCATCTCCCGAATTAGGAAGAGTGTTATTAATGTGAACATGAATTTTAGGAGAATAAGATCTAGCATCTCCTCCTAATTCTTCAAGATCAAACGTAGTAGGTTGAAGTTCATCATTGGGCCCATCTCCAGGGACTTTACCTGTAAAGAATTGTCCAGTAGAGACTTTATAATAATACCCCATGTACTCTTGACCACTACCAATAATAGCATATTCTCCTCCTGAGGTGTATAAATTAGATTTTATTTGGGATTTTGGGTAGTACATGATTAATAAGATGGGTCAGTATCAGTATAGCCTAAAGATAGGAGCATGTTGATTAATTTAGGTGTAGGTATAGGGTCAGTATGGTCTGTAGTTGCTGCTGTAGTATGAGTAAATATACCAAGTTGGTCCCAGCTTTTACCATCTGCTTTATTTGGTGGGATTGATAAAGCACTTCTATTATAATCTCTAGCTGCTTGAGGTCTTTCAGTCATACCAAATACTGACCAGACACTTCCTTTAATTCCATCTTTTATAGGGGCTGAGATTTCTCCAGTTTCTGCTATTTTTTTCTTTCCGTCATGGCGAGAAAGGATACCTTGTATTAAAGTTTTTAATGTTGCTATTTGGACATCTGTATATTCTTGGAAGTATCCATGACCCATCCAATACCAAGGTTTACCATCTTTGTTTTTAAGTTGAATTACTTGGGATTCTGGGATTGTACTTCTATCACCTGGGTCTCTTTTACTGTTTGCTCTCTCATCATAATATGTAGCATATTCAATAGTTCCATCGTCTAAAGTAATAGGAACAACATAACCATAACTAGATATTTCAATACCGATAGAATGATCATTCCAATTATTACCATGAGCTGAGTGTTTACCTTCGGGTATTCCTGCAAATGTGCCTCCAGTTCTATCTACAGCCCAATGGATACCGTTTGTAAAGTAAGGGTTTTCCTTATCGGCATATTTATCTACTTTATTTACGGATTCAACTGTTCTTTTAGCTGTATGATTAGATACTGTAATATGAAGGATAATACTAGTAGGGACTATTTTTCTAAATTGACTTTCTTTTCCTGAGTAGTATGTGTAATCGTCTCCTACTATATGAAGATCGGTTTCGGTATCGGTGTGTTTTGGTTTTGGTGTTGTTCCATCTCCTTTTTGAATAAGTGATTCTGCGTTTTGATTACCTACAGAAGAAGGAATAACTAAAGAATCTAAAGTAGTTTCCCAACCACTCGAATCTACTTTATGATTTAATTTAGTAGCAATAAAAAGTAAATTGCTACCATAGTTAGGAGGTAAAAATTTAGAATTTACACCAAACGTATTATAAATCTTTATTCCAGAAAGACCATCCATAGTAAGGGATAAATTAATAGGAATAAAACCTGTCCCTTGTGGAGTAGGAGATTTAGTTTGGGCCGATATTTCAGTAGAAAGTAAATTTTGGAAAGTTTTATTTAAAGATATTAACTGATTCATCTGGGAGGGGGTTACTGTTCTATCTTCAACATTCTCTAAAATCGCCCAGGTTAAATCCTTTTGGCCTAGTAACTTAGCAGATAAGGTTTGGGTTATACCTAATTCTTCAGCTTCTTTATCAATATCTATATCATCTACTTTTTTAGGAGAAATTCTATCTATAATTCCTTGGTTGAACCATTGTAATCCGGTTGCATTTTCAGCTATGGAGGCACCAATAGCTTGAGCTCCAATACTTAATTGAGTAGCTAATTTAGGGGAAATCTCAGTTTTAATATTAAAATCTTTAACAAAACTTCCTTCGTATTCTCCATTTATTAAAGGATTTAAACCATAAATTTGAAATGTAGCCGTTTTATTAGGATCAAAATTTTGTGTGTATCCTAATTTATCTAAAGTTTCTTTAGCTATAGGAGATTGATCTATTAAATAAACTATATTAGTAGTATCATCAATAACAGGTTCGAGTTTATTTAATCCTCCAAGATTTTTATTAATTCCATCGCATATATATCTTAATAAATCAAAAAGTGAAACACCCCCTTCTTCTTTATACCCACTATTAACTTTTTTTAGAATATATTTTACATTAATATATAAATTCATTAATCTTCCTACATAAGAAACGGGTTCAGTTTCAACCTCTTTTATAAAGGTTGAAAGCAAATTTGAAGCTCCTCCTGTACTTTTATCAGTTCCCGTATACAAATTATAGCCTTGCCCATAAAATGTAAACTCACCTGTATCAAAAATGCAAATTCTGGGGTCAGATGGGAATGTTGAAGCATTAATAGGAATAAGATTAGTATTTTGGTCTATATCAAATGTTAAAGCAGGGGTACCTTTTCCATCTTGAACATAAACGAAACATACATATTCTTGAAGATATTGTAAAAGAGTTCCTAATCTAACATAATATTCTTTATCAAAAAGTCCATCTTGGTCTTCAGAACCTTCATTAACTCCCGAAAATCTTATTCTAGCATAGTCTATAGGGTAATTATTTCCGGATCTTGATAATGTATCTCCACTTTTACGGACTAAAAATTGACTAGCGGCTTCATAGTATGATATGTCACTATTAAGAACCGATCCTATATTAGACAAAACAGAACTAGCTTCTAAATATGCTTTAGAACTTAAACCTTCATCTACATTGCTATCAAGAAAGTCTTGTAGTCGTTTTCTAGCATCTCCTAAAGGACTTTCAGGAGTTGCGTCAATATTTTTAGCAAATTCTTTTATGTTCTCATAATATTGATCAAGTTCTTCAGAGTATTGTTCTAGGCCAGCGGGATCATCAGTTTGAAGATAAAGGGGTCGGGAAAAATTTGATTCTTCCGCTGGGATAAAGTTGCCACTTGCATCGATTGTAAAATCAATCTGGACATTAATAGCGGTTTTATATCCTGTAATTTCTTCGTATCTTTGAGCATCAAGAAGTCCACCTGTATATTGATACCCACCGTAGTAACGTGCTGCCTGTCTATGTAGAATCGCCTTTTCTTCTAAGTTTCGAACTTCTGCTTGTAAAGATTTTAATTTGTTTTCATATGAGGATCCTACAACATTATATGAAATAGAATTAACTTTAATAGATTCTATAACATCCCCAATACTAACTAAATTTATAGTTATTTCATAATTACCTTCTTTAGTAAAATTCCAATTAAAATTAGTAATTTTACCTATCATAGCATCATAATTTCCTTGAGAGGATACTCTAGCTGTTTCAATTTCAGCTAACATTTGGTAATAATCTAAACCACCATCTATAAATTTTTTATAATAAGTTGGGGTTTTTTGGGTTTCTAATTCTTCATCATTATTTATATATACATTATTACCCCATTCTAATAATACAGTATAACCTAATCTAAGATAAAGTAAATCAATAGCGTTAAATTGAGTTATATTGTATGCTGTTAATGAGATAGAGGCTTGTCTTAAAGATCCTCTATTTTTGTATTGTACTTGAATGTCTTTAATCCCAGGCATAGGAACTTGACCAAAATCAGTTAAGACATTTTCCTCTCCTACTCCCCCTAAACCATAAGCTCCTAAAGTATCATCACCTACTCTAAAGGTACTAGTACTTCTATTTAATCCTCCTCGTTGAATAAATTTTGAGTTATTCCATAAAGAAGAACCATTAAATAATACTAAAGATTTAGCTAATACATTATTTTTATACCCAGCAGGAATACCAGCTTTTAATAATACATTTTCATCATCTATATTAACACTTGAAGATAAACGAATAAAAGGAGAACGTTGTTGGTTTAATTGAATTCTAAGATTTCTTAACTTTTCGTTTTCAGCTGGATCATCAATTGAAGATTTATTATCACCATAATATTTTTGGCGAACTTCAATTTGTTTTTGTATTTGACCTTTAATTGGTTCTCCTAATATATTTCCCATAACTAATTTTAATTTAATTCATTATATTGAAACAGGATACTGTCTAGATTTGATGGGATTCTTATTTGTTGGCCTTCAGGTATAAATAAAGAATTTTGGGCCAAATTTTCATTAGCAATAGAAATAACCCACCAATATTTAGGATTACTATAATATTGTTGAGATAAAATATCAAATCTGTCTCCTTTTTGAGATATAACGTAAATATCTCCCTGAGATAAAGGGATTTCGGGGTATTTAGGTGTCTTTGAAGTACTATATCTATTCATCTGATTCTGTTGGAGTATCTGATTCTACGTAAGCTTCTGTAGTTAAATTACCAAAATAATTGTGTTCAAATTTTTCAATATATCCTTTTGGGTCGGTTCCTACTTCTTTAGAAGATAATGTAGTTACATCTGTTTGTTCTACCAAATTACCTTTAAGTTTTTTTGGAATAAAGTCTGGGATTGGGGTAAAGCCCATACTTACTTTCATCATTCTAGGAAGTTCTTTATTGGTATTCTCATCCTGAATATTAATATCAAACCCAGCTTCTAAATTAGGGGTATAAGTTAAATTACTAATAAACCCAGGATGGTCAACTAGATAATCTCCTATAGTAAGTTCAATTAAAGGAGCTCTCATATACCCCGCGTCTGAATAGTCGGGCATAGTATTAGAAGCTATAAAGTTTAATTTTGAAAACATAGGAAGCAGTTCTTGAACTGATTGGGCTACTACCTCAAATTCTAATTGCATAGTTCTAGTAAAACCTCCATATCTATATAAAGAATCTCCTCTACCCACATATTTAACCCCATTCCATTCGGGGGTATAAGTATCACTAAAATTATTAATAAAGGCTCTAAAATGAGTAAACACTTTAAAATTAGGATCATTATTATCAATAGAAGCAATTCTAAACTTAACTATATCTTTTAAGGGGATTGTAGCACTACCATTACTTGCATTTTTAGCTCTGTACATAGGAAAAGCAGTAATTTTATCTAAGGCTTTTACACTACCACTATACCCAATTCCATTATTAGGATTGTATCTATTATATGTAGGGTTACCAGGATCTCCTAAGTTAAAATTATTTTCTCTACTATATGTGTCGTAATCGGGTGAAATTGAAATTATATTAGAGGATCCACTTAATTTAGTACGTAATGTCTTTCTAAAATCATAAACTTTAGGATTAATGTCATATTTTCCTATAGTAGAGGACATTAAAGAAGAAGATGCAGCTAATATTTCTTGGGAAGTTAAAGTTAAAGTCCCGGTTTGATCATTGTTAGGGTTGTAAGTATTTGTACGTCCTGATTTTAAATCATAACCTGCAAAATAAAGTCGTGTTCTACCAACACCTAATGCTGAACCTGGGCCTCCTGTGTATCCTAGTATAGCATTTTCATTTTTGCTAATAGTATTTCTTTTAGAGGTATTTTCAACATCATCCTTACCTATTTTAGTTGCTACTAACTGTACTAATCTGTTAGTATCATTTCCTGAGATGGAGTAATTGTCTTCTTCTCCATCGTTAGTAATAAGTTGTGAATATTTTTTTAAACGAGTTTGTTTAGGGATAAAAATCCCCTCGGAAATGCCTGCTACACTTAATAAAGTATTTGCAGGGTTATAAATACCATCATTAACAACGGAGGTTGGGTTTACGGCTTGGGTTCTAACACTTGCAAGAGATAATTGATTTTGTTTAGCAACAAATAAAGTACCTTTAGTTTGAGGGGTGTTATTTTGAATAAATAAGCTACCAATTCTTACTTCATCAGCAATTATACTTTTAGGTAAGCCAGTTCCACCTCTAAAATAATCTGTTACATTTCCTCCACGTCCTCCAAAAGGGGGTAAAATATTGTACCCTGGAATTCCTACTGGTTTTTGTTCTCCTTTTGAGTCAGGAATAGGAACTATTACTGTAGGGGGAGTGTCAGTATAATTAGAAAATTTTAAAGTCCTAAAATCTGTTTGATTTAAGGAATTTATTAATGGCATATTCTATAAATTATAATCCTCCAGGAGTTTTACCTTCAGGAGCATTTTGTGAATATCTACCTGTACCTAACTGACCATTACCTGGGTAGTGGGTAGTGTATGTAGTAGAGACTCCTGTATTGCTATCAATAGTAGAAGGATTAGGAATGGATACAGTCTTATTAATTTGGTACCTAAAATATTGATTTTTAGGTAAAGCATTTTTGGTAGGATCACCTGATAATGAATATCCTTTTCCAGCTGTACCTGAATTATCAGAATGCATTTCTGATTGTTTTGTAGTATTCTTTAGCCCTAATGCTGATGTAGGTGAGGGAGACCATAAAGCTTGGAAAGCGCTCTTTGTGTTTGCGTTATCTACTAAATCTTTTAAACTCATAATATTATGTTTTGTTTATAAATATATAAAGGTTATTGAATTTGCGATTCTGTAGTAACCTGTCCTGCTGTTACTCTTGCAGGATACATTACTACTTGAAGATTTTTAAGTGAAGCCGCTAGTTGTTGGTTTTGTGCTTGCATTTCACGCATAGCTTGTGTTACAGGAGACATATCTACTGTTGGAGCAGATTGAGAAGACCTAAGATCATTTCTTTGATTTACAGGTAAAGGATTAATACGGGCACCTGATGGGAGGTCTAAGACCTCAGGTCCTACTTCACCTACCATTACTCTACCACCTTTTGTTACTTCACCACCAAATTGAGCTCCTGGTTCTTCTTTTTTACCGGAATTACTAATTAAAGTCATAATACCTCCTACTGCGGCGGCAGCTGCAGCTAGCCCTAGTGCTGCTTTTAAAGGGTTTGCAACTGCCCACCCAGCAACTTTAGCAGCAGTACTAGCTTTTTCTGCAGCTGCTGCTGCAAGGATTTTAGGGACTAGTTGGGCATAACCCGAAACCATTTTAGCTATTTGGACTGTAGCAATACCAGCTAAAACTGTGTTTAAAGCGAATGAATTATCTAGAATACTAATAAACATATTCATAACAGTACCTAAAGGACCATCAGCTATATCAACTAAAGTAGCTTGAAGTTTTTCCATAAGCCCCTGGAATGCCTCTTGTGTTCTAAGTTTTTCAACTTGTTTAGCTACATCTTCTCCTTCCATAGCAGCAATTTCTTCTAGGGTATTATTCCTATATTGCTCCATTAATAACATTTCACTTAAATCACCTACACTCATTCCTAAAGATTCAGCAAAGGCTTGTTGTTGGATAACGTTCATGTTTTGGAAGTCATTAAAGTTTCCCATCTGATCATTGATTTCATCCATTAAACCACTAATGTCATTAGTAAGAGCATAATAACGAGCTCTTTCTAAATTAAGTTGTTTACCCGTAAGTAATTCTGCTTCTAATTCTTTAGAAATAGAAGACTCAAAATCTAATAAACTTCCTGCTATTTGATTTACTTTACCTAAGTCAGTCCCTAGTGCTTTAGCTTTTGAAATAGCTTCAGTTAATGCTGTGGTTGAACCTTTGAATTGGGCTAATGTGTAGGCACTTTGTTTACCTACTTCTTCCATTACTTGTTTTTGGTTTACCTGAACTCCATATTGAGAACTGATTTGGCTTGTAATTTCGTAAGAATCTAGTTTTTGTTGTTGGAAATCTTTACCAGTAGCTTCAGCAAATTTTCTAAGTTGTACAGCACTTTCAACCGATATTCCTAATTGTTTAGTTAATTCTGTTTGAGTAACTGCGTTTTCAGCATTTAATTTTCCTGTAACTCCTAATAGTTCGTTGTATTCCATTTGGGATTCTACAACTTTTATACTATTAAGGTAATTACTTCCGGTAGCATTAGCAGCATCTACTAATTGGTCTTTATATTCTTTAGCTTCTTTTAATGAAAGATTTAAAGATTTTTGTATACCTACAAACTGTTCATTAGCTTTTCCGGCTGCTTTAGCAATTGCTAAAATGATAGTCATAGGGTCAGTTAAAGCTTTACCAAACCCTCCAGCTAAAGATCCTAAACCTTTCATTAGGGTTTTCATTTTCCCTAAACCACCAGTAGCAATTTCAGTAGCTTCAGCTTCTATTTCAGATCTTTCTGCAACAGCATCGTTAAGACGACCTTGCATAGCTACCCTTCTTTCATCTGCTTCTTCTGCTGTAAGTAAACCTTGTTCTTCTCTTTCATTAATATCACTAATAGCATCTGAATATTGCTGGATTTCAGAATTTATACTAGTAAATCTATCTTTAAAAGCATCACTATTTTTAACCGCATTAATTTGTTCTTTAGTAAATGCTTCCATTGAGGCCACAGCCTCATCTACCTTAAGAAAACCTGAAAGTTGGCCTAGTCCTGGGATGTTGGTTATTCCTTTAAGGATACTACCGGTTAATCCTAAAGATTCTTCAATAGCGGTTTGTTCTCTTAGAGCTGATTCTAATTGGCGATTAAAAGAAGATTGTAGACCAACATTTTCTTGTAGAATTCCATTTACTTCATTTAAAAATGCTCTTTCCTTATCAGTAAGGGTTCCAGCTTGTGCTTTAACCTTTAACTGTTCTTGTTGAACTTTTAAATTTTGGAATTCTTCTTTAGATTTCTGTTGTAATTTTTCTAATTGTTTAACAGAAAGATTTGTAATATCTTTTTGTCTATTAACTAAATCCCCGGCGATACTGGTAAGTTGTTTGGTACTACGTTTAATTTCATTCGTAGTATTTTTACCTTTAGTCATTTCATTTACAATATCTGTAAATGATCTAAAAGTATAGCCTAATTCATTGTTAATATCTTGAATTTCCCTATTAACAGAATTTAATAAGGTTTCAGCTTGAGCGTATTGATCATTAAGACTAGTTCCTGCTTGTTCAGCAGCCTTAATATTATCAAGCATTTGTTTAAAACCAGAGTTATTAGGACTTAGAGAGCTAATTTTTCTCTCTAATTCCGTCATTTTCTTATTAAATTCGTCTAATGTCGCCATCTATGGGTGTTTGGTAATAAATATTAAAAGCCCCAAAGATTTATGAATACTTTGGAGCTTTATTTTTGTTTTGAGGCTGGTATTGTTTGCTTAATTCAGCAAATGCCGGGCGGTTTATTTTTCCATCTTCCCCTATAATACTAGTTTTATTAGGATCAGATTGAGATTGTTTAGAGTCTTCAGCTTGTTTTTCATAATATTTTTTTATTTCATTAAAGGTAAATTTTCTAAGCCAAATAGGCATATTATAGACGGTATAAAAATCATACCCCCCATTACCATGAAATATAATATCGTGAATCTGCTGGAATAGGGTTTTCCTATAACTCAGCGCTATCTTCGAGGTTAGGCCAAAAAAAGTCAAGTCCAATGGGAGCGCTGCGAAATCGACCGTCCTCCCCCTCGTAGGACAGATCTACATCAGGCATGCAGTTCTTGTAATGCTTTCTAAATTCTCTAGAATCAGTAGCTAAAAAATAATCGTTAACAAATTCAGAAATAACTTCAGATGAAGAATCATCATTTACAGATGTAATGATGTAACGAAGTCTAGTAAGGAAATCACTTCCACCTTTATTTACTTTAGCTAAACCTTCAATTTCTTTATTAATTTTAACTTCATCATGACCCGTTAATAATTTAAAGGTTAATTTAGTTTTAGTAGTAGGGGTTACAAATGTAAATTCATTTTTCCCATCTGTTAATCCCTCAAAATTATTATTAATGTTTTCACATTGAGAAAGATCCATACTTTCAGATTTACCACTAACCGTAAAAGTATAATTAGCTCCATATCCTAAAATACGAGCTGCTACTAATAAAGCATTTTTATCTCCTACAATTAAATCTTTTAAGTCAAAATCAGGAGCTACAACCATAGATTGTAGTAATTTATCTAATACGACTCCTTCTCTAATATAATTTTGATTAGTTAAGATATCTTCATCTTTAGCAGTCATGTATCTCATTTCTACTTTACCGTCTCTTAGGGGATGACCATCGGCGTAGAAAAAACCTTTAGAGGGTAATTCAACTGTTTCAGTTGGAAATTTAAATTCGCTCATAAATTTTTATTTAGTTATAACTTTATATCGAGTATACATATAACGATAAAAAAGAGCTTGAACAAAGCCAAGCTCTCTTTAAAGAAATATGTAAACTTTTTTAGAAGTTTAATACACAATAATCCATACCTAACGTTACTGTTAAGTTTACAGCACCAGCATCAGTATCCCAGTTATATTCACCGAAATTAGCAGACTTAATAAATGCACCTTTGATTACCCATTCAGAAACAATATCACCAACAGGACCTAAAACTTGGATAGTTGGGTTTTTCTTATAAAAATCTGAATAACCATCTCTACCTGTTACTGATTCGTGGTGTAGTCTAAACCATTCGATTACGGCTTGTGCACCAGAAGGAGTGATCGGATCATATAATGTCATCGTGATATCACCCCAGTTGGCTCTACCTTTAATTTTACGATAAACATTGATATGATTAAGTTTAATTTCACCCTGATCTACAGTTACTGCAGATAGACCTTTAATCATAAAAGCAGGAACACCACCTAGATTAAAAATAAATCTATTCTGAACCTTAGGTTCAAACGGAGTGAAAAACATTGTATTTACGTCTACTATTGCCATTGTGCTATATTATTTTATTCTATTATAAATATTTACTTTTTCAATTTTTACGCTGGGAAGGTAGCTCCTGTTGGTAAGATGTTGAAATCTAAGTAAATGAATTCAGCAGTTTTAGTTGGTTGTAAATAAATTTGACCAATTAATTGGTTTCTATCAATTACATCCGGAGTATTATTGCTGTCATCCATAATCACTCTAAACGCGTATAAACCTTGTTGTTGTTGAATTGTTTCTAAATAAGGTTCTACAGCTGCTAAGAATGAATTTCTAGTCTGTTGAGTATTTTGTTCGAATACTAAGTTATTTGCAATTTGAGAAATATATCTCTTAACAGCAATCAATAATCTTCTTACGTTTACTCTATCTAAAGCAGATGCTTTAGTTTGTAAAGTTTTCTGACCGTATACTACAACACCAGTTCCTGGGAATTGAGCAATTGGGTTTACTTTACCATCGTATAATGTATCTCTTTGTCCTTGAGTTAAAATTCTTTCAGGTTTAATTACTCCACCTAATGCACCTCTAGTTAAACCAGCAGGAGCGAACCAAGGAGCTGAAGCGTTATCTGTGAAAGCATATACTGCAGGGATCATTGTTGAGGCAGGTATCCAAACATTTCTTCCTAAGTCAGGATCTTGTACCATTAACCATGGCCAGTAAGTTGCTGCATATGAAGTATCTCTTGCTGATGCTTCGTTTACTACTGTAGTTACGGTAGATCCATAAGTAGCAACATCCGTTACTAATAATGCATCTCCTCTTACTTGAGTATTGTTAATTGCAGTTGTAATTGTTGTAGCATAAGCACCTTGATCAATTACACCTGGGAGAGATAATACATTGTATTGATAAGCATCTTGGTTAGATAACAGATTTAACATATCAGTGTAATCTGCTGCTGCAATACCTTGAGCTCCTTTATCAGTTGTTGTAATAGCTTCGTATACTGGTGTAGCACCTGTAGTTCCAAATGTACCTAAAGCAGCACCTTCAGCTCCACCGAATGAGCCTGATCCTAATGAAGGGATAGAAGATGTAAATGCCGCTTTTGGATTTCCTGAGTTATCTAAGTAATTAGGGGTTAATAAACTAACTGATTTAATTCTTACGAAGTTTGAACCATTAGGATATGAACCTGAAACTGCGATATAAGGGTTGCTAGAATCTGAAGTATCTAATACTGGTTTTTGGTCACCAATTACATTTGAAATAAAGTTTGGTGAATAAGGATCTAAAGATAAGTTGTTGTAAGTTTCTAAAACGTTTTGATCGTTTTGCTTATCATCACCTCTTCTAACAATAAGTGTGAAAGTACCTGAACCTGTGTTTCTATTAGTTACAGACCATCTAATATTATCACTAGAACCTGAATCTAACAATGCACCATCTGAAGCTTCTGTACAGGTACTATTCATGATAAGACCTTCACCAATTGTTTCTAATTGGAAAGCTTCTGTAATAGATTCGGTTTGGGCACCACCACCTAAAGTAAATGCCGTTACGAATGAAGAAGCTGAACCTGTTTGGATAGTTATACCATTAAGAGCAGTACCAGCGGCAGAAGCAGAAATTGCTAGCACTGATGATCCTTCATCTACACCTGTTAATAATGAAGAACTTAAAGATTCAGAAATCTTAGTAGCTAAGAATCCTACATAAGCAGCTGTATCTGAACCTGTAGCCACAAAGTATAATGGAGCTGAATCAGCTGGTAGTCCATTTGTTGGGTCGGCTGCTACGAATCTATAAGTAGTTCCTGAGTAGGTGAATCTTAATTCGTCTTCTACACCACTTGGCCCACCAAATCCTGATGTTAGACTTAAATCTCCACTACCTGTAGCTAATTTAGTTCCTACTGGAACCCCGGCGTTAATAGAAGAAGTAGCAGAAGTGTAAGAACCTGTTACTACTCTTGCTACTAGTAATGAATCACCTCCTGCGTTGAAGTAATTATAAGCTGCAATTGAAGTTAAGAATGAATTAGAGTTGCTAGCACTAACGAAAGTAGTACCAAAAATGTTTTGGTATTCGCTATAGGTGCTAACTACTGTAGGAATATTTACTGGACCTTTTACTGTGGGACCGATAATAGCGGCGCCTACTTGAACAGGTAATTGGGTAAGGAACGACTGGTCTGTCTCTCTCGCTAATACCCCTGGTGATACTAATGTTTCTGCCATTGTTAAATTAGGTTATATTTTATTATAAATATTGGGTTTTCTTTCAAAAATTACTCTTTTGTAACCTCACCTGTTTCAATATTAATATAACCTTCTCCGTACTTGTCTTTAATGGATTTGCTTAAAGAGGTGTTTTTAATATCAACCTCTTTTACTTTTTCTATTAATTTTTCTTTTTCAATTAAGTAGTTAAATTCTAAATCTCCTAATTGATTAATTAATAACAAGTTTTCTTCTCTTAATTGTTTTAAATTTTGTAACTCTTCTGTGGTGAGAATATTTTTTTCCATATTAATAAATATTAAGCATTTTGTTTAAAGATAAAATTACTCGTTCAGGAGTAATATTTTTTGTACATTCAAATTGTCTTTCAGTATCTTTATGATCAGGACACCATTCCCAATCACCTGGGTTTAACCATTCTCTGTTAAAGCATCCACTACATAACCCTTCAGGTGCAGAAATACGTTCACAGTCTTCAAATTCAGTCCAATCATAACTAAATCCAGAAATAAGTGCTGTTGGGGTTCCTAAAGCCCAAGACATCCATGATAACCCACTACCTAAACCAATAAAAGCTTCAGCATTAACTATTTCATTCATTCGTGTTTTAAGAGAAATGTTACCTGTCCTATTAACTATACCTTTTAAAGTTCCTCCTAGTTTAGAATCATGCCATTCATCTCCCCAGGGTTCACTAGAAATCATAACTACTTTATACCCCTTATCATTTAAGTAATCAATTACTTTTTGCCATCCGCCTGGGTAATTCCAGTATTTAGCATGTGCTGAAGCATGGGGAGCGATTACAACGTATTTATCTTTAATTTTTCTTTTACTATTAGGAATATCTATAATAGGTTTAACCTCAACAGGATCAAGATCTAATATACGATATGCTGTGGCTTGTAAAGGATGTTGTTTAAAATCAATTGGTGTTTGATTAAGATCTACATCTTGACTATTTTCTTGGTAGAACCAACCAATACCGTACATAGCATATAAATCGTATACTTGAGTTCCTGGTTTTATAAACTCTAAATTTGGGTATTTTTTCTGGAACCAATCGTTATGGAATGTAGATACAATTAGTTTACATTGATGTTTTTTTCTAAATTCTTCTACATATGGGAACCAAGCTAATGTATCACCAATAGCACTTGAATCTAAATGAATGTAAACACGTCTATCTTTAGCATCGTATAAATGTCTAAAAGCTAGAGTATTATCTTCTTTATCAAATACTTCTACCCTCCAATTAATAAAATAAGTAACACTAGTACGTGTCCACATATTATTTTTAATATCAGTTGAATGAATTAATTCACCGGTATCATGGTTAAAGAACTTAACATGGTATTCTTTTTCTTGAGGACCTTGGACTTCTAAACAAGCACCTTTAACAAAATTAACTATAAAATTATTAGAAGGTTCTCTAAAATCTTTATATAGGGCTTCTGTATTGTTGTATTCGTGGATTAAAACTTCTTTCATGCTAATAAATAATCATTAGTTAATTCTTCTTTTTCTATAACTTTATATCCTAATTGTTCTAAAAATGGTACTGCGGTATGAGTATTATCTTCTATCCATAGCATGGGTTTATCTTTTTTAAGTAAATTAATCATACCTTTTATAGCATTTACTTCATACCCTTCTACATCTAATTTAATAAAATCTACTTTAGATGGGAATTCTAAATTATCTAATGCTACTACTAAATTACTATTTTTACTATAATCTACTACTTGAACTACACCACTATTTGATTCGTGTCCATCATTAAAATAAACCATTATATTTTTTTCTCCAACACCTACATTAAAACAATGTACATCAAAATATCTTTTAGTATTTTGTTTTAATAAATTAAAATTTTCAGTAAATGGTTCAAATGCCCAAATTTGTATGTTAGGATAGTTTTCTTTAAACTGGAGGCAGTGGGAACCTATATTAGCCCCAATGTCTAAATAAAACCCATTTTCAGGGAAATAATCACACCATTTAGTAAATAATTCAAATTCCCAAAAATCTCTGTATTTTATAATATCATCAGAGATGCATTCTGGGCCTTCAAATATAATCATTGGAGTATTCCTAATATTAACTAATCTAGTATCTCGTCTCATAGAATTGATTCATAGATTTGCATTAACTCAATAGTACGATTTCTCCAATTTAACTCTTCTGCTGTCTTACGAGCATTAGTAGAATACCATTCGTACTCTTTAATTATAGTATCTAAACCTTCTACTAAAGCAGGAACATTACGAGGGGCTCTCCATAAACCATGAAATGTAGTTTCCATTTCAATCCAACCTAAAATAGGTAAACCACAAGCAGAAGCTTCTAATAATGTTAAATTAGGATGCCCTGCTTCTAGTTCTGAGGGGTGTAGGAAAATAGTATGGTCATGGTAAATGTCTAATAACTCATCATTTGAGGGTTCCCAAATAATATCTAATTTAGAATAGCCAAATGTCCAAGGATTTTCTCTGAAGTAATTTTCATTGTTTTTAGGACCTACTATAGTAATAGGTAAATTACGAGCCATTGCAGTTTGAATCCCAAATGTAAATCCTTTTCTATCATATCCGTTATGACCTCCTAACCCATTATTAGCTAACATAAGTAATTTATGTTCTAATGGAGGAGTATTATAATTTTCTTTAGGATATAAAGCATTACTATCAACCCCATGAGCAAAATATTGTATTTTAGGGTGGTTATCAAACCATTCTTTTAAATATCTTGCTGGTACTAATGAGATAACTGAGTTTTCAATTGCTTTAAGGTTTTCTTTATATACATGAGAATCTTTACCCCAATGTACTACATGGTGATCATGTAATTGGTAAATATAAGGAATACCTCTTGATGCTAAAGAATTAGCTAGGTTAGCTACATGACAATGTACAATATCAAATTCACCAGGTAAAATATGACCCTCTAATCTATGAGTAGATTCATGACCTAAAGCAATTTGATTTTGTTCAAATTCCCAAATAATTTTTTCAATTGCACCCCAATTTTTAGGAGGGATACTTAAACCACAAGCAGGGTCTACGTGACAGATTCTCATTCGGCTGCGTATATTTCAGGACTATTTTCGTCCATTCCTTTAAATTCTTGTTCAATAATACTAAATCCTGGAAGGTGTTTAGTATAAATTTTTTCTGCTGTACCTACACGTAAACGAGCTACATTACATACCCACATATCAAATGCATCCCAAGGTGTTGTAGTAATCAATAATTTAATTTTATCTAACTTATTATTATTAATTAAATATGATTGAGCTGGGATAAATGGGGTAACATCTGTATAAATGTCTTCTATTTTGGGACCATTTAAATTTCTATTTTTCCACGGATTACCAAACCCAATAATATCTTGATCTTGTTCATTCGCTAATCTACTAAAACGTTTTAGGGATTCAAATAGTTCATTATAATCAGATTCAACAATTACATCACCTTCAAATACTAAAACATAATCATAATTAGAATTATCTTCAGCTAAGATTGCATCTGTATGTGCTTTATAACATCCATAATGGCCTGGGGCTAGTTTATAATATCCAGGAACATCTTGAACATCATTAGGTCTATTACAAGTATCTTTTGGAGGAGTTTCTGTCCAAATTTTATTTATACGTTGTTCGTATGTAATACCTGTTTTATTACAAAAATCTTTAATATTTTCTATTGAACGAATTTCTTTTTCGTTTGTTTCTGGTTCTGTAACCAGGTGCATTAGTTTAATATTCTTATGGTTTTTATAATTAATTAAGCCATTATTAGGTAAAACATTAAGTAAATATTCTTTATCTAATTCTAATATATTACTATCTACTAGTTTGCCGGTTACCAAATCGTAACTTTCCATAGTAACAGTATAATGATTATTTACATTGTAAGAAACATCTTCAAACCAGGTAATTCGATTAGTTACTTCAAAATTAGTATCAAAAATAATTTCATCATTTTCTTTAACTTGAATGATAACTTTTCTACTATCTTTACTATTAGTAATTTGTAAATATGGAGCAAAATTCCCTTTAGTAGTAGGCAAAATTGTAAAATATTCTACTCTAGAGAAATCCCTAAATTCAATATACTTTTCTAAAAGTTCTTTAGTAGCTAAATCCCTTTGTAATGTATCGTCTTTAATATAAAAGATATTATCCTTTTTAAAGAAAGCATTACACCATAAATTTTCTAATGTGTTACTTTCAGAGCTAAATTTAATTACTAAATCATCGTAATCTTTAGCAGTATGGATAGCTGGGATTGTATCTAAGAAGAATTTAGGTCTGATACCCATAAACCATGTAATTACACAAGGTCCTTCAATTTCATTAAAGTGATATAAGTAAGTATTTTTTGTTTCTAATACTCTAGAAGCAGTATCTAAAATTTCCCCATTTTTAATTAAATAATCAAAATTTAAGAAGAATACTTTTTTAAACCCTAATTTATCAGCTAATACAGTACCATTATAATAGTTAGTATAAACTGCAGGACCGTGATATACGTCGTTACCATGAGCTCTTAAATTAATGTCTACTTTAATTTCAGGACTATCCCACCAAGAATTACTAAAGAAAGTATGTTTAGTTAAAATATTGTTTTTATCATATACACAATAATCTGCTTCTTCTTGTAATTCTTCAGGAATAGGAGCATGAGAAGTTAAAATAACTTTACGCCCTGTTTGTTTAGCTTTTTGAATACATTCTTTTGTAGTACTAATTACACTGTCTGTAACTGGATATGTTGAGATAATGATAGCTTCCTCTTCAGGGTTAATACTACGTTGTTGTAATTCAAGATTTTCTAAGATTATATTACAATTTTTATCAAAATTATCAAATTCTAAGTAATTTAAACCATCAAATTTATCAAAATAATTTAAGTATACTGGAAGGTTATAGATTAATACTGGGATTTGGTATGATAATGCCTCACGGATTACTAAAGGCATTGTTTCTTTATCATTATTGGTCCCACGAGAAGTAAATAAGAACAAATCCATAGATTGATAAAAATTATCTACGTCTGTTCTTTCATTCCACCAGGTAACATTATCAGGTTTATCCTTCATTAAGGGTTCCCAATAAAATTTAAAGTTTTGAGCTTGGTTACCTACACAATGAAATTCTACCTCAGGTAGTGAACGAGCATATTCAAAAAATTCAGCTTGGTTTTTACGAGGTGTGAATAACCCAACGTGTAATACATGCTTTTTCTGCGGGTTTAAGCCCAATTTACGCAATGCCTCTTCACGATTAGGGCGATCAATATACTCAATAGGATATTCGACTAATACCTTAGGTATATCAATATTTTCGTATTGTTTTATTTGCCAATCTGACACAAACATGAACTTATCTGGTAGGAAACGTTTTTGAGTTGTGTCGTAAGATGAATCATGAGATGTCTCTACAATAATGTAATTTCTATCTTTAGTATAGATTTTTTTAGCAACTTCAAAATCCATAAAGAATTCAGGAATTTCTTCTAAATGGACAATATCGGGTTGAACCTCATTGATAATATCAATAAGCTTCATTTTATCTTCTCCTAATTCAAAAAATTTATCGGGATCTACTAAATTAAGAATTTTATCTCTTTGAACTACTAAAACTCCTCCTGTATGGTTTACCCATTCTACAACATAAATCTCAAATTCGTCTTTAAGTAATTCTACTTTTTTAACTAAATATTGAGGTAATCCTCCTGTAGATAAGTGAGGAGCTACATAAAGTAATTTTTTCATAAACTAGTTTTGTAATTGTAACTAAATATAATAACCTATTAATACATATCCAAATTATTCCCTAACCCAAGCTGGAAGGTAATAACTGGTTCCTGAAATAACAACTTCAACCCATCCGGCTGCAGTTTTGCCTACATCATCTGGGACGTTATTATCACTAAAACCACCAGGACCAGACATTGGAGTAGCAGAAGAAAAAGTATGTCCTTGTCCACTAGTACCACTTGTACCAGGAGTACCTGAACCTGAAGTACCATTTGAACCGTTTATTGAAGCTCCTGCAGTAGCAGATTCACCCGAAGTACCGGCAGTACCAGTAGTACCTGAAGTAAATGAACCACCTGACATTGAACCTACACCTGATGTACCGGTACTACCAGAAGTACCTGCAGTACCTGAAGTACCACTAGTACCAGAATTACCTGAAGTTCTAGCAGCTCCACTAGTACCATTTGTACCTGAAGTTCCTGAGTTACCTGAATTACCAATGTTACCTGAGGTACCATTAGTACCATTTGTGCCAGATGTACCACTATTACCTGAAGTACCCGAAACACCACTTGTACCTGAAGTTCTAGAATTACCTGAGGTACCATTAGTGCCCGAAGTACCACTATTACCTGAAGTACCATTTGTACCTGAGGTTCCTGAATTACCGGATACTCCATTTCCTCCTGATGCACCTGTTGTTCCTGAAGTACCGTTTGTACCTGAATTTCCTGAATCACCACTAGTACCAGAATTACCTGAAGTACCGCTAGTACCATTTGTACCCGAGGTTTTACTAGAACCGGATTGACCGCTTACACCACTTGTACCTGTTGTACCTGAAGTACCTGCAGTACCTGAAGTACCACTAGTACCAGAATTACCTGAAGTACCACTTGTACCGTTTGTTCCTGAAGTACCTGAATTTCCTGAGTTACCTATAGCTCCAGAAGTACCATTAGTACCATTTGTACCTGAAGTTCCTGAGTTACCTGAAGTTCTTGAAGCACCACTAGTACCGTTTGTACCTGAAGTTCCTGAGTTACCTGAATTACCTGCGGCACCTGATGTACCTCCAGTACCATTTGTACCTGATGTTTTGCTAGAGCCAGATTGACCTGAAACACCTGAAGTACCCGTTGTACCTGAGCTTCCCGAAGTACCATTTGTACCTGAGGTGCCTGAGTTTCCGGAATTACCAGTATTACCTGCTGTACCAGAAGTACCGTTTGTACCTGAGGTTCTAGATGCTCCTGAGTTACCTGTTGTACCGTTTGTACCAGAAGTACCTGAGTTGCCACTATTTCCTGAAGTACCATTAGAACCAGAAGTACCGTTTGTACCTGAAGTTCCTGAGTTACCGCTATTTCCATTGGCTCCATTTGTACCTGAAGAACCGGTTGTACCTGAGGTACGTGATAAGCCAGCTTGACCTGCTACACCACTTGTACCAGTAGTTCCTGAAGTACCTGCAGTTCCATTTGTACCAGAAGTACCTGAGTTTCCGCTATTTCCTGAAGTACCGTTTGTGCCTGAAGTACCAGAAGTACCTGAGTTTCCGCTGTTTCCTGAAGTACCGTTTGTGCCTGAAGTACCTGAATTTCCTGATACTCCAGA